TAACAAACAAGGAGGGAACTAAATGGCAGCAAGAAAGAAAGTAGAGGCAGGTACTAGTACAGTTAGAGAACAGACTATTACTAGACCAAAAGGCATTAAGTATAGACATGATTTTAAATCATATGATGAGTATAATAAGTATAAAGGGGAGAAAGGATAGATGGCTGAAGAAGTACAAGGAGAAGAAGTAGTATTACCTGAGGGTGGTACTGGGGAAGAAGGAGTACAAGGTGAAGAGGTAGTAACACTACCCTCAGATGCAGAAGAATTTGTTATACCTGAGAAGTTTGCAGGTAAATCAGTTGAAGATGTAATTAAATCTTATCAGGAACTTGAGAAGTTCAAAGGAGGTGGTCAAGAATCTAAAGGAGAGGAGCAGGATGAAGGACAGAAGGAAGAGTCCCCAGAGCAAACTGCTTACAATAAGTATGTTAAATCATTTGAAGATAATGGCACCTTGTCTGAAGCAGAGTATGCTGAACTTGCTGAGCTTGGATATAACAAGGAAGCAGTTAATAAAGAAATACAAAGAGTGTCAGATGCTAAGGAATTTGAAGCTTATAAAGCACAAAAGACAATTGAAGCAGTACTGGAACCTCTAGGTGGAGGTCAAGAGAAGTTTCAAACAGTAGCAGAGTGGGCTAATCAGACTAAGGATGCAGAGGAAGTTAAAGCTTTCAATGAAGCCCTAGCAGCAGCCCCTAAGTTAGCACAACAAGCTTTACTTAGAGGACTCTATGCTGAGTATGATGCTTCAGGTGTAACTGATGTACTACATACTAACTCACCACAAGGAGCCCCTACAAGAGGGTATGCTTCTGAAGCTGATTTCTTCAAGGACATTGGAGCACCAGAGTATTCTACACATAGAACATTTGCAGCAGCAGTACAAGCTAAGCTGGAGAAAACAGACACAACAGGTTGGGCTATAGGTTAATTCCTATGTCCTCCAAGTTCAATACAGCATCTCATCCTCTCTCCTTTGGGGTGTTGTATTGAGCCTGGAGAGATGCTACTAAGGTAGTACCAAAAGATAACTCAAACAAAACATGTTAAGTTAGAGTGTACATATTGTACAGATAGATATACATATGAGTATATGATAAGTCCCAAGTGGCAGGAGAAATAATAATGGCAGCAATGATTGCAACATTACCTAATAAAAATGCTGGTAGAGATACAGCACTAAAACTTTATACTGGAGAGGTTATCAAAGCCTTCCGTGAGAAGAACATTGGATTAGGTTTAATTAAAAACAGAGAGATTTCTGGAGGTAAAACAGCTCAGTTCATTGTAACTGGTAAAGCTGATGAAGCAGATATCCAGACACATGCAAGAGGTGAGGAAGTAGTATCTACTATCTTAGCTAATGATGAAGTAACTATCACAGTTAGTACTAGATTTGTACACTCACACTTCCTAGATACACTAGATGAGAAGTTAGCACAGTATGAAGTCCGTGGAGAGTTAGCTTTCCAATCAGGTGAAGTACTAGCAACTAAGATTGATAAGGAAGTGTTCCAACTTGTAGGTAATGATGTACCAGCAATGACACCACTACCAGGTCAGTTAGCAGCTTCTACTATTGTAGCAACAGGTTATGCAGCAGCTACTACAGCTCAAGATAAGGGTGATGTTATTGTAGCATCTCTATTTGAAGCTCGTGGTGTACTACATACTAAGAATGTTTCAATGGAGCCTTCAGTAATTGTGGCACCAGAAGATTACTACAATGTAGTTCAGTCTACTAGAGGTGTTAATGCAGATTACACTAATGGTAATGGTGGTATTGATACAGGTAAGGTAAGACAAATTGCAGGATTTAGTCTAGGGTGGACAAACCACTTAGATAAGACTACTAACTCTGCTCTAATTGCCCTTATGTTTACTAAGGATGTAGCAGGTGTAGTTAAGGCTATGGACATTCAGTCTGAAGCTAACTATGACTTCCGTAGATTAGGTTTCCAACTTACAAGCTTCTATGCTTTAGGTATGGGTCCACTTAATCCAACAGGTATGATAGTTATTAATAGTGACTAATTCATAGTATCTCCTTAGGGAGGTACACTTGAGTTAATCAAATAAAGGAGAACAAATAATGAGTGATTTAATATTCACAGATGGAACAATATATAAGAGAAGTAAGTTGGGAATGGTGAATGATTCATTACTAGTTATAGGAGAGACTCCTTTCCCTGAAGGTACTCTAGTAGAGAACTTACCACTAGGAACAGATGGTGAGACAGCTAAGAGAGTAATTGAACAGGTAATGGTAGAGGTACAGTCAAGAGGATGGTACTTTAATATGGACTATTCACTACCACTAATACCAGATAGTAGACACTTTATTACTATGCCTCCTAATACACTTAGAGTAGACTTTGGTAATGGACCAGACAAACACCAATACATTATGAAGAATGGACAGATATATGACAATAAAGAACATTCATTCATTATAGATAAAGAACTAGAAGCAGATGTAATATGGTTAGTTGACTATGATGAATTACCTCCTGAGGCTTATGAGTATATTTCATTAAGAGCAGCAAGGAAGTTCCAACAAAAGGTAATAGGAAGTGTAGAGACTGATAAGTTTACAGCTAGAGATGAAGTAGACTCTCTTAATAACCTTATGAGATTACAACTACAGACACAAGACTATAACTTACAGAACTCAAGAGTATCAACTAGGATACATAATGGGTATCTAGTAGCTGGGTTATATGGTAACAAAGGAAGGAGAAGTTATTAATGCCTAGTAAGCTATTGAATACAACACTCTCTGGAGTTAATATGGGGGTTACACAACAGTATCAAGAGGGGAGATTTGACTCTCAAGTAGATAAGATGTTTAACTGTATGCCCACTATTACTAGAGGTGTTATGAGAAGAAACCCAGTAGAGTCAGTAGGTATGTTACAAGGACTACCTGCAGACTTAGCTGATGCTTTTGTATATTCTTATGATAGAAATACAGGAGATGAACAGTACATAGTAATCATACCTGGTGATGGTAGTATTAATGTATACAATGCTAATACTGCTACTGTTATATACAAAGAGACAGGACACCAGTATTTACAAATACCACAAGGTGAGTTAGCTAGAGATTCTTTTAAGGCTCTAACTATAGCTGACCATACATTTGTAGTTAATACTACTAAGACAGTAGAGATAGATACTTACAACTTAATCTCTTCAGAGGGCTATGATGATATGGCATTCTATTGGATTAAGAAGACAGCTAGTGTTATTACTAAACAGTATCAGTCAACTACAGAAGTAGGAAGCTTGATGAGAGGGTATGAGTATACTCTTAATGGTGCTAATGTAGTAGGTACAGAAGACACAAGACCAGGACAAGAACAGATAGACTTAAATACAGCTAGTCTAATAGCAGAAGAGTTTGTTAGAGTATCAGGTGATAGTCTAGTAGCTGCTAGTGAAGACTCTATATGTTTCAATGCTAACTTTACAGGTAGTGATTGGAAGTGGAGTGATACATTTGGAGATGAAGCTTCATTAGGTGTATGGAAGACAGTAGAGGACTCTAGTGAGTTACCTATTAACATGCCTAAGAGATTAGATGGCTTCTTAGTTAGAGTATCAGGAGGTACATCAGGTGAATTTGATGACTACTTCTTAAAGTACATATATGAAAGTAAGACTTGGAAAGAAGTACCAGCACCAGGAGCAGCTTATAAACTTATAGGTGACACTATGCCACATGTACTATATAGACTAGGTGATGGTGGTTTTACATTTGATACATTTAAAGAGGTAGCAGATGATGGAGTTACATTAGGTGACTCTGCTTGGGGTGAGAGAGATACAGGAGGATTAGAGGCCTTAGATGACCCCTCATTCATAGGTCAGAAACTTAACAACTTGTTCTTCTTTAAGAATAGATTAGGTTTCATTACAGATGGTAGTATCATTATGTCCCAGACAGGAGCATATGGAGACTTCTTTGTACAGACCCTACAGATAGTACTAGATGATGACCCTATTGATTTAGCAGTTGCTAGTACAGATGTAACAGTACTGAGACATGCTGTGTCTACTGCAGGTCAGTTGATACTATTCTCAGATGATACACAGTTTACAGTAGAGGCTATAGATGGGCCTTTTACTCCTCTATCTGCTGAAGTTAATGCACTAAGTAACTATACTTATGGTAAGAAAGCTGATGCAGTATCTATTGGTAACAGAGTATACTTTGGTAATCAAGTAGGTGGGTATAGTCAGATATATTCATATCAGATAGCAGGTGCAGCAATTAAGGCTCCTGAAGCTATACACAGGACTATACATGTACCATCATATATAGACAGTTCTTTAGATAGAATTGTAGGACATGATGTATTAGGATATGTATTCTTTGAGACTACAGTATATCCTAGAGAGTTGGTAGTATTATCTACAGTTGATAGAGGTGACCAAGAACTACAGAATGCCTTTCATAGATGGACATTCTATAAGAACTTAGTTAGTTCACATGTAATAAACAATGAACTATATCTAGTATTTAGTGATGGTGACTTGTGTAAGATGTCATTAGAGATACCAGGAAACATAGGACTAATAGACTACAGAGATAACTTCTCACTATTAGCAGAACCTTTGGACTACATATCTTATTTAGATTTCTCTCAATTCTTTGTTAGAGATGCTAATGGTAAAGGTACAGTTAGAGGTAGATACCAATTAAGAACATTACAGTACACTATATCAGAGTACAGTTCTTACTTAACTACTATATACTCTACTGATAACATCTTAGATAGCATAGGCTCAATGGGCCCAGCTTGGGATGATACTATAGCATGGGATGATAGTAACTCTTGGGGAGAGACAGACACTTTCTACACAAGAGAATATTACAATGATGATAAAGTTACTATTATGTCTGATAGTAAGAAAGTAAATATAACATTTAGGAGTAGCCCTATAGAACCTAGTAAAGGGTTTGAATTAGCTACAGTTAACATAGAAGCCTTCTTTAGTCAAAGGAGCACTAGAAAATAAAGGAGAAGGTAAAGTGATAAGTAAGAAAATATTTAAAGGAGATAGTGGTACTACTAGGTTTATGAGTGACTTCATAATTAAGAGTGAACAGTTTGTAAGACCTTATGTATACATATATGATAGTGGACTCCCTGCTGATGGTAGTGGAGATATACTACAAGATGGTACTACACTTCAAACTAACTGGTCATACCCTGATAACCTCTGGAGAAGAGGAGGGAATAACCCTGAAGCAGGTGATATAGTAACAGTTAGTCATTGGGATGTATTAAACAATAGTGTAGCATTCTATCAAGCACCTCCATTAGATACAGTAGTATGGATGGAAGTAGCTACAACAGCAGAAGAGTTTGGTACTACTTTAATTATACCTATTCTTCAAGATGCTTTAGATGCAGCAGAAGTGGCACAGTTAGAGGCATGGGAAGCAGAAGCAGAAGCTATGACAGCAGACTCTTATGCTACTGAACCTCTAGATGCTCCTGTAATAGAGTACACCTCTAATGGGGATGGAACATTTACAGGGACACCTACAGCTAACAGGTCTGCTTATCATTGGTCTATTATATCAGGACTAAATGCACAAGGCTTTGAACTAATGGGGCCTTGGAACCCTAATGATGGGTCTTATCCTCCTCCTCCTCCAGCAGGTAACTATGAAAATGGTCAATACTGGATTGTAATAGCAGAAGGAGACTTTGATGGAGTTCATTATGAAGAGACAGATTTACTAGTAAGATTAAATACACAACCTAGTGGCTTTATTAAGAAAGCTAATACTGTTCCTTGGGATGGTATACTAGATGTACCAGGTAATGTGGAATTTGCAGTAGATAGTAGAGGTGATGTTATGACAGGTAAGCTTAAAGGACTTGAGCCTACTGAGAACAATGACTTTGCTACTAAGTTCTATGTAGATAATAGTACACCAGACCTAACAGATTATGCTACTGAAGTTTATGTAGACTCAGCGAATGCAGCTCAGGATTTAATAATTGGAGGTAAGGCTGATGTTACTTATGTAGACTCAGAGAATGCAGCACAAGATGTAATTATTACAGGTAAAGCTAATACTACTTATGTAGACTCAGAGAATACAGCACAAGATATATTAATATCAGATAACACTGATGCTATAGCTGTGAATGTAGCAGACATAGCTACCAATGTTGGTGATATAGTTACACTAGAAACAGGTAAGTCTGATGTAGGACATACACATACTTATGATGAGTTAGGTAATATACCTACTGAGTTCCCTCCTGAAGCACACAATCATGACAGTCTATACTTTCAAGAAGCAGAGTTCATAGACTTCTCAGATGGTGCTGGTGATGCTGGAGCCCCAGTAATGACTAACCTAGATGGCAAACTTAGTATGTCTTTTATGGAGTGGGAAGGTCTTAGTTATGTAACTACTTTTACTCCTGTAGTAGGAGATTTATCTACTGAGTATCCTG